GACAACAGTAGAAAACTCTGAATCCATGTACCTTTCTATAGTTAAAACTTTTAGCTCAGAAGTACAAAACCGCGCCATCATGTTTGGCAGATACTTTCTATCAATAATCAATTGCTCAAATGGCTCTCCGTTTCTACTTGCTGTTTTATAATTAACCTCTTTAAAAGATTTTTTCCCCAGTGTATTCAAGCCACACAATATCTATATTCCAATTTTTAGAACAAGCCTCTACAAAATTTAGTGTCTGAGGCATTTCTTTGCCTGTATTGCAAAAAATAACTGATAGGTAATCTGGCAATTTAAAATTGTGTGCCTCTAAAATTTTGTACAACATAAAGGCACTTGATCGTCCTCCACTAAAACTAATAACAGATTTTTCTTTTATTAAAAATGGATTTTGCATTTTTATTTTCCTAAAGCATAACCTGCAAATTCGTCTGGCTTTATATTATGCAATTCGTTATAAACATCTTGCACTAATTCACGCAATGTTGACTCTACCTCTAAGTAAATATGATTGCGAATTTCTATAGATACTTTTTCATTATAAGAATCGTTGTAGAGCAACTTTAAAAACTGCCGTCTGTCCAGTATAGGGTGAGGTAGTATATCGTCCCACCAGCTTTCCATTGCATCTAAAAACGCATAACAGAAATGATCTTTCCAATCACAATCTAGGTCTATGATGTCTCCATCCCACTTAACGTCCATAGATTGAATGCTGTTAGCGATATTGTCTCTAGCTATTAAAATAGACATTAGCACACCCCCAAATTAATACAGTCGTTGTAACCCATATTAGATACAACGCAGTACAAGAAAAATACGATCCCTGCAAGGGCTAGGTCTTTTAAATCATTTTTTCTGCGGATACGTTTAACGTCTTTAGCGCGTAGATGTGATAAATAACATTCGTTGATTTTCATTTTTTATACCTCTTTAATTGATTGAGGTGTAATACTGAACTATCTAAACTACATTGTCAACTGTTTTGTTAATTAAATGATACAGGGCTATAGTGTTCGTCTGATTCCATCTTGCGATGCTCTAGCCTGTAATGTTTGGCAATTTCTGATCTAAGCTGTTTGTTGGTTTTCATTAGCTGGTTTTTCTTTTCTAACAGCATATCCATATGACCTATGCCTAAGTATTCTAATAACCATGCAGTAAACTCTGTGGGGTTCTCTGTGTAGTAGCGATGGCATCCGTGACACATACAAACAAGATTGTCTAAACTGTATCTGACGCTTTTTGCTCGTCTACCATGTATGTGACAGCACTCCATTCTTGCATCTTGTACTCCGCAATGCTCACAGGTGTAATTAGCTTTTAATCTAACGACTTTGCTCGTCCACGTGTCTGCGGCATCAATCTTTATTGGCATACTCTAACTCCAGTAGTAACTCGCAGTAGTGTATGGCTTTGCGTATGTCCTCTGCACCATTCTTTTTTCTAGTCACGTACTTAATGACATTTCCCCTTAAATAATCAAGTTGGTTTTTGTATATAAACTCAACTGGCTGGATTGGTAGTTTGTAATGATCTCCACCAATTTGACTGTCTAATGCTTTACCCATTCGTCTTTTTCCTTGACAGTAATTTCTTCAGGCATATCAAGATCACAGCGAGGGCAGATACCGTAAGCGCAATTGTCATCCCCAAGCCAGTACTCCAAAGTATGTCCGCAATCACAGTATAGCTTTTTAAGATTGTGACAGCCTGAGTGTAACTTAGTAACATTACTCATCCTTTAAGCTCGGTACGACCGTCTTTCTCGAATGCTCACCAGCCGTTAAATGATAGGTTATGGCGTGAGCCGCTCGCCATGAAATGTATCCACCTCTTGCCGCGTAAGCATCGCTACCTGCAATCGTTGGGTGTCTTTCGACAATTGCCCCACCCTGTTCTGACATATCTTGTTCTGCATGATGATAATGTCCTGTATGAATGTAACAATATTTTGCATTACCCCACATACTTCTGTAACGAGGCTCTGAACTGAAAAGCGTTGGTAATGCCGCATTTTTCTTTTTATGTCCATGATGAAATCCAAGCATAATTTCACCGTGCAAATGTGCGTAGTATGGGAACTCAGTGTCATCTACTTCTAGTCTAGGGTTATCCTTGTAAATTACTTTAGCGGCCTTTCTAAGCCACGCAGAGCCAGATTCGTCATGATTGCCTTCGCATACTAACAATTTTACTTTTTTATGCTTTAAAAGAAGTATTTCAATACACTGCATTGTTATTGTTAAAGATAACTCAATTAATTTTCCCCATCTACCGTCAGCATCAAGTATGTGCTTTGAAATTGGTGTAACTGCTTGCAGTCCATCCCAGTGCAAAAAGTCTCCTTGCAAATTTAAAATTGCCACCTCGCTATTTGGTGATCCTTCAGCCATTCTGGTAATTGCAGACAACGCTTCATGCTCTGCAATTGTCATATCCCAGTTGTTGCCTGTTTCAGCCTTCCATGCATAACAACCTAAGTGAAAATCAGTTAGCGTATAAAGGGTCAAAAGTTCAGTATCATGACCTTTTTCAGCTTTGATTTTTGGTGCTGGCTTCCATTCAAAGCCTTCAATAGCTTCAATAACTTCAGATAGGCTAATTGACTTTTCTTTTTCTTGCCTTACATATTGACCTTGTAAATTACCCTCACCGTCATATCTGCTTGTAACAAACTTAGTGTTAAATCCGTCCATTGTTCGATGATTAACATCTCGATGAGGTGCTACGCCTTGGGATGCGGCTCTTCTTGACAGGCGTTCTATTAGTTTATCAACGCTTCGCCTATTACATTTTAAAAATTCAGAGGCTTTGGTGTTAGAACCATATTTAATAACTGCGCTGAGAACTTCTTGCTGTCTGTCCGTGTCTGCAAACTCTAGTAAAAAGTTTGGGTCTACCCTAGCCATTCAAACCTCCTGTTGGTTTTTTAGCTTTTGATATTCCGAATGTTCTGGAACATCTAATAACACCCCATTATCTCTAGCCCAATGATACACGTTATCCATAAAATACACCATTTCGCCTTTATCTAAGTGGCTGGTGTGCTTTACCTGACCTTCAATAACCGTTTTACCAACCTTAATATCTTCTAATCCAAGAAACCTTTGTTTCATCATAAGCTTTATATTTTCTTTCGTTGCGGTAGGAACTTTTTCAATAAAGTGATTAGACATTTGTTCACACCATTTATGGAACAAAGCATTCTGATTTAAAGTGCGAGGATTAGTGTATGGTAATAATTTAATCGCTATGGGTTTAGAATAGTCCCAATCTAAAATCTGTTTGATTAAGTGTTGCATTTTTTTTTCGGCTTCGTGTTTATTGTTAAACTTCACAAACACCCCCTGTGTTAGATCAATTTTTTCTTCAGCCATTTTTGAGATAGAGTCATAGTGGTTTTGTGTCTGTTTCTGTTTCTATAAGTACCTGCGTTAAAGTTTTCTAAAATCAACTCTTCATCAGTGCAGATTGATGAACCATTTAGTCGGTATCTAATAGTACTAGAAGATTGTCCAGAAATTTCTGCTAACTCTTTCACAGTGTAATAACGACCGTTGACTAGATCTTTTGACTTACCCTCATATAATATTTTCTTGGCTTTAAATAACTGTGCCATGTATCTCTCCATCATAGTAGTAGCCTAATTTATTAAGATAATACTCTTTCATCATTTCTCGATCTTCAGGATCAACCCAGCTTATGTCTGCCAACTGCATCTCAGGGGTTTTATCTCTTAGCCTGTTTTTCTTTTTAGCTAGTGGTGAACTACCTCCGCGATCTTGCGACTTAGATAACCAACGAACAACAAAACTTTTAATACCCCTTGCTGTCTTTCTCTTTGTCGGATTAGCGTCTAACCAAGACTCCATCGCCATTAATTCTTGATGTACATCTACGGCTGGATATGCTCTTTGCCAAGCAATAATGTCTGTTTCTTTAGGTTGCCATACCTCTTTAGTGTTTAATAACATCGACTTCCCCAAATGCTAGTTGATAAAGATGAACTTCTAGTTTTTTAAAAAAAGAATCCATCGGCTCTAGTTCGTTGTACTTTTTCTTACCGCCATCTTCTCGCTCTATTAGACCATCGGAGTTCTGGCCTTTTCTTTTTATTTTACAAGTTTTCCAGTAATCAGATTTCCTACACCATCCCATAAATTCAACACTTTCTGCAAGCTTTTCTCCCTTTGGGATTTTAACACTTGAAAAAATATAATAATGACAAGGATAGTTTTTTTGATACAAATTAACGTGAGTGTCATAACTGGGCTGACAACTTACAGTGCGTTGCTTTGCCTTCATATCAACAGTTGCGTTACCTATAACAATATCAAAATGATAACTACTTTTAGCCGTATATTGATGCTCTAAACCTTTATCGTTTAACACGTCTAAAAAAACAAGCTCTGCTAAGTTACCTGCGTATTGACCCGAACCTTTTTCTAGCATTGTTTTGCCATTGAAAGATTTATTCGTAGCCATATTTAAAGCTTCTTTATGGTTAGATTTTGATGGCGTTAATATCATGTAAACCTCCTACAGTTTAGTATTTTTTTGCATTATATAAATATTCATCACCATTATC